TTACGTGGTTGTTGCTAAGCAACGGGTTTGTGCAATTCATGCCCCACCAGATGGTGTATATTATTGCGTGTTCTCTAAAGAAGTTGTTTTTGGTACTCTCCTATATTTTTCGAGGTAAATCGCGGGACGTCCCAATGTGTTGGGTTTTCACCAACTCCACGCCTGGTTGCCGCCAGGTCTACGAAAGAGTTATTTGTGTGCATAAGCACTTTTGGTTGTTTATACTTGCGCTACAAGAACGTAGCAACACCGCGGGTTTGTGGTGCTAAAACCGCAAGTGTTGTTTGTACGCCCACCCCAATTATAGCATCGATTAGATGCTTTTCCAAAGCGTTGCGCCACGGTGCTTCCACTTGCTTTTGGGAGTATCGTTTACCGATTTCACCCAAAGCATCGTGCACCCGTGGACAACTCGATGGACTTGGAGACTGAATTTTGTGGAGCACACTGGTCGGCATGGGTTTGCCTTCAATGTTCGACCACATTCGGACGACAATTGTCGCCGTGGCAGACAATCCAGAGCATCGGACCTGCACACCACTAAGACCGGAGGAATTAACGCCTGCCGCTCCCGAGTATGTTTGCCAATTCATTGGGTCGTCCACCGTGAATGGGATGTATATCCCACCATTCTTCAGCACTTCAAGTGCCGTGAAATAGTGTGTTCGTTGCCACGATACATCAGTATTATATGTCGCTGCAAGATTGATGAAATTTATTTGGGGTGTGGTCATGACTGTCACTGCAATGATACCCGAACACCCAGTCGGTGTATCACTTAGTTGCATAAACATTCCGCCATTAACCCATCGTTCAGTTTGTATGTCGTCCGTCATATTACTGTCAATGACATTTGCCGTTAGGCCCGTGCCAATGACAGTCCCGTCCACCGTAGTGGACCAATCGCTAGCACCCGCGTAAAGAATGCATCCGACTTCCGACGCACAAGCGAGGAAAAATGCTTGTCCATCGGTTTGGCCGGTGATTGTGCTGGGGTTACCCGTTATAGGCAACTGGACCGTCGACGTCGCCCAGAATGGTACACTGTCCGAAGTATCAATGTCAGCAATCCTCGCGCCTTGCGCCTGCTGGCACCAAGGGTTGAGATAACTGCATATAAGATCCTTCTCATACTTAGTGTACGGCTGGGGTTTCTTATTCTTCTTCCGGCCTTTGCGCGCCGGAGCCTTTTTCTTCCCATTTCTTTTATTTCGATTCGTATTTTTCAACATTTTGTGCTCGGCAAAGCGTGTTAAAACAATGGTAAGGGGATATTGAACTTGCAATTATATTCGTTATCCCCTGGGACCCTCCATGTTGGCACCATTCCGCGAAATTCGGCTTCAATCGCTACTTGTGAGTCTGGTGTTATACCAAACGCCAAGTAGAAGCTAAATCTGCTATTTGATGTCGGAGTTTGGTAGCATACGTGCATGTCGCGTGCTAGCATTGTGAAGCCGGTCTTTTCGAGTACGACGCTCCGTACAACCTTTGCTCCACGGCCCAAAAATGAGTAAAACTCATTCATTACCGGTAAGTCTCCACACATAGACAAACCACACTGCGCGATCGCATCACGGTAACCGTCGTAGTAAGTTTCAGATACAATCGCTTTGGTGCTAATTGTGTCTTTGCTCAAAACAACGCGTGGATCACGACACATTGTGTAGTTGCCCGTCGAGTCTAGGACCGGATGAGTTTGACAAAAGTCAATGTGCTCGAGTTCATAAACAAGTGGCTCAATCACCACATCATACCCGAACACCCACATCCAATCTTCCAAATTTGCCATCAGGATTTTGACATCCTTCTGGTCACAAATAATACAGTTGTCGTCGGAGTTGTTCTTAAGATCGAAATCGATATTAAGTTTCTCGCGCAGGCAATATAATATAGCGCAACTAATTATCACATTACCTATGCTTGTGTTCATGTCGCCTGAGCAACGTATAGTGGATATCATATACTTAATGACTGCGTCATCAGTATAACAACGTCCTTCCGTACGTAGCTGCTTACGTAGCAACCTGACCAATTCTCTCGAGTGCCTGTACAATCGTTTGTAAAAGCTGTGTTCATATTTCAATGCCAGTATGCCTGTGTGTTGGTCGAAGCGACG